AGAATTTATAACGAAGTTATTGTTCCTTTTTTGTCAGTTGTTACAAATCCTACACAGCGAGATGATTTATACAAACTAGAGACGAAGTTAATCGAAGAGGGACAGATGGCGGAAGAGGAGCGGCATATTTGGCCAAATAATAAGCTCATAGCCCTCTCTTCAGCGTCCTATAAATTCGAATATCTTTACAAACTATACCAACAATTTGAGCTTAGCATTACGCGAGAAGAGCAAAAGGATAAGGCCTCTAGGTGCATTATGCACTTTTCTTATGATTGTGCCCCTGAGCAGCTTTATGATCAAAACCTTATCAACCAAGCAAAAAGCACCATGAGCGCTTCTCAGTTTGAGCGAGAATTTGGGGCGGTCTTTACAGATGATAGCGCGGGGTATTTCAAAACAAGCAAAATGGCTTTGTGTACGGTTCCGGATGGCCAGTCTCCATCTGTCGAGATTCAGGGTGATACCGACGCAGATTATGTTTTGGCTTTTGATCCGTCATGGTCCCAAACGGAAAGCTCTGATGATTTTGCAATTCAGATTTTGAAGTTAAACGAACAAGAGCAAAAAGCAACGCTTGTACATAGTTATGCTCTAGCGGGAACATCTTTAAAGCATCATATTAGATATTTTCTTTATTGTTTAGAAAATTTTAATGTCATTGCCGTATGTGGAGATTACAATGGAGGGGTGCAATTTTTGCAAGCATGTAATGAAAGCGAGATGTTTAAGCAGAAAAAAATAAAACTAAAACAAATCGAAGTACCTTTTGATAAACCAGAGGAATACCAATCTAACTTGCGTTCTTTTAAAAACGAATATAACAAGGGCGACTACAAGCATGTGATATTGCGGAAACCTACTAGCAGTTGGATACGTCAGGCCAATGAGTTGCTCCAAGCCAATTTTGACCATCGTCGTATTATGTTTGCTAGTCAGGCTATCGATGATCAGTACGTGGCCCAGAAAAACAAAAGCATCCCCATTGAAGAAATTATGTTTTTGCGTACGAAAGAAGTGGAAAGACAAAGCGCAGGAGCAAAACAAATCGATTTTATTGAACATCAAGCGGATATGATGGGTTTAACAAAAAACGAATGTGCTTTAATACAAATCACTACGACGGCCCAAGGCACTCAGACTTTTGACCTACCTTCTAATCTTCGACGACAGACTGGGGCCGACAAAGCAAGAAAAGATTCTTATTCTGCTTTAGTACTTGCCAACTGGATGACAAAAATCTATTTTGACTCGAAAAAACAACCTAAATCCAATATAATAGAAACATTCGAACCAATGTTCGTAAACTAACTTTATGACTTTTCAAAGTCACTTTTAATTTAATCAGTGTAAAATTTACCATGGCAAGAAGAAAATATACAAAGCGCTCCGACTATTGGAAAAAATTTGAGAAAAACTTTCAGTACCCTAACAATCCGTATGAAAGCTTGGCGGGACAATCAGATACTTTTGAGCCAAAACTTGTAGGCGATTCTTTCTATGACTATACCGCAGAAGCTTATAGTCGAGGAGGGGGCACGGGAGGAACCACGGATAGTAGGCGCAATAGCATAGCGATTCAGCCTAAGCTATATGCTTATAATAATATTCGTGCAGGATTACTTCCTTTTCAATACGCTTTAGATGGTGTCAATGTTCGCGAAGCTATCGAGTTATGCCAAAAAGCTTACTGCAATGTAGCGATTTTTCGTAATTCTATTGACATGATGGCAGACTTTGCCAATTCCACTCTTTACTTGGAGGGAGGTACAGAAAAATCCCGACGTTTTATTAATTCATGGTTTAAGAAGATTGGTATTTGGGGATTAAAGGATCAATTTTTTAGAGAGTATTACCGGAGTGGAAACATTTTTCTTTTTACAGTAGACGGAAAGTTCAAAGCGGACGAGTTTGCTAAAATTAGAAATCTTGGTTTGATTGCCGAGACAAATAAAATTCCTATCAAGTATATTTTACTTAATCCTTTTGATGTGGTCGCGCAGCGTACTACTTCTTTTGATGTTCGATTCTTTTCAAAACTATTGAGTGAATATGAGATCGAAAGGCTGAAAGACCCTAAAAATGAAGCTGATAGAGAATTGTTTAACGCTCTTCCTGAAAACGTCAAAAAACGCATTCGTAGCAATTCGTGGACACCAAGCGGTATGACCGTTCAGCTGGATCCTGATAAGCTGAGATACGCTTTTTATAAAAAGCAAGATTATGAGCCGTTTGCCGTTCCTTTTGGGTTTGCGGTGCTTGACGATATCAACTTCAAAATGGAGATGAAGAAAATCGATCAAGCAATTTGCCGAACGGTCGAAAATGTAGTCCTCATGATCACAATGGGGGCGACCCCGGACAAAGGCGGTATCAATCCCCGAAATATGACAGCCATGCAAAACCTTTTTACTAACCAGAGCGTGGGCCGTGTGTTAGTTAGCGATTATACCACTAAAGCTGAGTTTATTATTCCAGATTTGGAAAAGGTTATTGGCCCATCTAAGTATGACGTTGTAAACAGGGACATTAAAGAGGGGCTGCAAAATGTAATTTTAGCAGAGGAGAAGTTTGCGAATGCCACTATCAAAGCGCAGCTTTTCCTTCAAAGGCTCAAAGAGTCTCGCGAAGCTTTTCTCCATGAGTTCTTGCAGCCTGAAATAGACCAAATATGTAAAAACTTTGGATTTAGAGGCTCTCTTTGGATTTAGAGGCTCTCCGCGAGCTCGATTCCAAGATATTGATATGAAGGATGAAAACCAAGTGCAACGTGTCATTACACGCATGATGGAGCTAGGAATTCTACCTCCAGAAGAAGGGATGAAAGTTATCGATACAGGGGTTTTTCCTGCTGAGCACGAATTAGAAAAAGCACAAGAAAAGTTTTTAGAGGATAGAAAGAAGGGTTGGTATAATCCGCTAGTAGGAGGCGTTCCCGTCTTTGAGGAATCTGAAGAATTGGAGCTGGAGGAAATCAAGCATCCCGAAAGCATGAGAATGCTAGACGAACAAAAGAACAAAACCCCCAAGTCTCCGGGAAGACCCGCTGGATCTAAAACTCAAGGGCGTAAGGTTACCTATGCTGTCGATTCCATTAAAGAAGTTATTGATGCTACTAATAAGTTTTATAGTGAGGTTAGCGTAGAGGCTAAAAAAGTATTTAAGAAAAAACGTTTAAACGCAAACCAGAAACAAATTTTAGAGAAAGTTTGTGAAGTGGTCGTTTCTTCATGTGACCAAGCTGATTGGAAGAAAACAGCGGTCAGTTGTCTTAATGATAATAAAAAACTATTAGGTTTAAAGATTTTAGAGCCTATCATGAATATTAGCGCAGAGCATGCTTTAGATGAGTACTCTTCGGCTATTTTATATCATAGTGCAAAAAATTCACCAAAAGATTAAAAAAGTGTAACTTAAGCAGATGACTACGCCTTATAAATTCAAAACACAATTTGATTTTGAAGTTTTTGCTACAGACGACCTAGAAAATGAGCTAAGCATTAGCGTCGCTTCTTTGGATAATTTAAAGCCTTTAATACCAAAAGGGATAGATTTAGATCGCAACATTGATTTAATAGGGGCTGCTTTTAATGCTGCTATAGTTAATCGTTTTAACAGGAACGGTGATGGTATTAGCTCTGCTACGGCAAAAGACCTTTTAGATTATTTTGTCCATAAGCCAACTAACATAGAGCACAAAAAGCAAAAAGTGGTGGGACATATTGTAAACGCTGCGTTTACAGACATGGATAATGAAAAAATTCTAAATACAGATAAGCTTGAGAATAAGAAGGATCCTTTTTATATTTCTCTCGCAGCAGTTATTTATAAAACCGTTAATCCAGAATTTGCCGAACTTTTGTTAAAGGCCAGCGATCCAGAAGATTTTGATTACAATAAAATTTCTGCAAGCTGGGAATTGGGATTCAACGAGTATCATGTGGCAATAGGCTCTCAAAACCTTAGTGAAGCAGAGATAATTAGCGATCCTGAAAAAATAAAAGAATTTGAAAAATATCTTCGAGCAAACGACGGAAGTGGTACGCTTGATGACGGAACCCCCGTTTATCGTTTAGTAGCTGGAGAGGTGTTTCCATTGGGAATTGGGTTTACAACAAAGCCTGCAGCAGACGTAAAAGGGGTGACTACTCATGAGAATTACGACCTCCAGCTGGAAGAAAAAGAGGGTACAGACGCTAAAGTGTCAATGCCTACATTAGAAAAAATTCAAAAAAACATTTTAAAAATTTCCCAAAACGCAGAAATTAATGTAAAAAATGATAACAGTTTTAAAACTATGGACAC